TATTGCGGACGGTCCCCTGGGTGTCGACATATTTCACGTAGAGCACTTCCTGGACGGGCCAGACGGGAAACCGAATGTAAGGCTCGCGCGGAAACCGGTTCAACAAAAACTCCACGGTTTGCGGCATCACCCGGAGGTTGTACTCGGCTTCGAGCTCCCCACGCGCGGTCGCGATCATGCTCGCGATGTCGTCGTCTTCTTCGGTCATCGCGACCGGTATGCGCAGCCAGCCCTTCGCGCGATCGAGCGAAACAGGTTCACTCGTCGGTGGAGTGACGGTGCGAAGAGACCAGTCCATCTATCGCCTTTGAGCGCGCTCACGGCGCGAGGCCGGGGGATCGCTTACCTCTCGTTTGCCGGCGTGCGGGTCGTTTCCGGCAGTTGCGGCAGGTGCCGAATACGGTTCGCAGGAGCCGGATTCGATCCACTTTTCCGCAAGCTCATCCTGAAGATCGACCACCTCGCCGACCCTGTAGGCGAAATGCCGCCCCGCCACCGACTCACGCATTTTGACGAACACGATCAGCTCCTGACTACACAACCGCGGGCCGCGCTTTGGAGACGTTCTGAAGCGCGACCCACGGCTGCGCCGGATCCTCGGCAGTCTCTGGCTGCCGATTGCTCTTCAGCCGCTTATCGTAACAGGGTTACGATGCGGCGTTCTGGAAGTACTTGATCGGATGCGTGCCGGCGTCGACCATCCGGCCATCGGTGCGCATGAAGCCGAGATAGGCCACCTGGCCGGCTTCGGCGTAGCGCTCGGTCAAGCGCATCATCAGCAGCGCCATCACGCGGCGAATCCAGTAGTTGGAAAAGTCGCCGTAGAGAATCGCCTTGTTCGAGGCGCCCAGGTCGGGCATGTCGCTGTTGATCACGATCGGCTGGCCGAGCAAGCGCTCAGGTTCGTCGGCCTGCAGCGTGTTCAGATAGTCGAGGATCAACGGACGGTTGTTTTGGTCGACGATCTTCAAGATCGCGACTAGCGTGTCGTCGTTGAACATCCACTTCGCGTTCCGCCGATAAGCCCGGTTGACCGAGTACTTCAGGTCGACCAGGTTGTTGTACGTGATGTCGCTCACGTGACCGGATCCGGCCACGACGCCGGCGGCAGCGTCGAGCAGAAGACCGCGCGGGCGGCCGTTGCCGTCGCCGGTCGTAAAGCGCAGGTTCTGGATGCGGCCGAGTCGAGTCGCGAGATTGCGAACGATCAGCCCCTCGATATCGACGCCCGAATCCTGCAGGAGCTCGATCGGCATGAGGATCATGCGCGAGCTGTATTTGTACGCCTTCATCACCACCTGGCCGAACGTCTTTTCCTGGGTGGTCTCGGGCGAGGACTCGGCGAGCTCCTGGCCCATGATCGCCGTGTCGTTTTCGGTGGGGATATCGAGGTCGTTCCCCATCGCGGTGGTGATGATCGTGGGGCCGGCTTCAAACACGCCGCCATACCACTTCAGCGCTTCGATCACCTGGTTCCAGAAGCCGGTCGGCACGATATAACCGCCGAGGTTTCCGGTCAGTTCGCTCTGCGCCGCGCGGCGCTCGGGCCGGCGGTTTGCGTCGTTCTGGTCCAGCCGGAAGTTCAGCAGACCGCTGCGACCGGGCTCCAAGTACTCGCGCAGCTCTTCGTCGACAGCGCTTTCATACATCCCGCGCCGCAACAGCTGCCCGAACGCGTCGCGCCGGCGCTGTTCGGCTTCCTCGGCGGTACCGGGCGCGGCAAGCTGGCGGCGCTGGTCGCGGGCGTTACCAACGATCGACTCGATCTCGGCTTCCTGTGTGATCGCCGTGATCGTTCGGGTCAGTGCGTGGATATCTTCGACGAGTTTCGAGTACTGCTGGCTCTCCTCGGCGGTCAGAGCGCGCTTTTCGTCCTCGCTCTTTTTCAGCAAGAGCTTCGCCTGCTCGGCGAGCTGGCCCCGCTGTTGGGTCAGTTCCAGAATGCGTTTCATGGCTGGTTCAGCCTCCTTTCGTGATCAGCGGGCTTCCTCAAGTTCGAGCAGTAGCCGCATCCGAACGAGCTCGTGCTGCCACGAATCGTCCGGCCGCGTTTCTTCCGGGCCGCTTTGCCGGAATAGGGTTTCAATCTCCTGGCGGCTGGGCAACCAGGAGCGCACAGCGATGTCCGTGTCCTCATACGCCGGAAAGGTCACCGGGGAGACGTCGAACAGCTGGCAGTCGGTGAGATCGCGATAATACAGCTCGCCCTCGCGACGGATCGTGACCGCGCGGGCGTAAAACCCAAAGCTCATCTGGGTCACGTCGCCGCGACCGATCGAAGTCAACAGATCGCGCGCCATCTGCGTATCGGGCGGATCCACTTCGACGAGCAGCCCAACCGAATCCTCGGCGAGCGAGAGCGTGTTGGCCTTCGTGCGCCCGAGCACGTGGTTCGCGTCGTGGTTCCATAGCGCGCGGACGTCGTCTTGCTCCTGGATCGAGCGGCTGAAGGCGCCAGGCTTGACCGTTTCAATGAACCACCCGAGGTCGACGGGTTTGTTAAACACAGCCGCGTGGCCGCGCAGTTTCTTCGGGCCGTCGCCCTCGGCGCGGACCTCGAGGTCGCTCATCACGATGCGTCGCTCGTATTTCATTCGGGTTCCCCCTCTGTGCGGTTTCGTCGGCTGCGGACGGTGGTTCGACGATCTGTTTCGGTTTTCCAGGCAGATCTTCTTCGGCGGTGCCGGGATCGCCTTCGTCGTCGGGATCGTCCGGCGGTTCGAGCTGCGGGACCTCGCCCGCGCGGTCCATGTTGAGCGGCTGAAGATAGACGTCGCCAGCGGGCCCGATCCCGTTCATGTTTTCCCGGGCGCGGATCTCATTCACGTTCAACCAGCCCCAGTTGCGCGCGACCGCGTAGGCGTCATAGCGAGCCTTCAAATCGCCGCGCAGCAAGCGCTCGATCGCGAACTCGACCGTGATCTGTTTCGCCTCGGTGTCGGAAAGCAGCGAGTGCATGATCTCGGCTTCCCAATTGGCGAACCAGTCGTCAAGGCAATACATCACGAACTCGATCGACTGATGCTCGATATTGTTGAACGTCGCCCGCGACAGCTCCGCGATCATGTGGGGCGGAACTCCGAACAGGCGCGCGATATCGATCGCCTGGAACTGTCGGGTTTGCAGAAACTGCATGTTTTCGGGAGCGATTCCGACGTCCTGATACTTCATCCCCTCTTCGAGGATCGCGACCCGGTGCGCGCCGCGGATTCCGCGGTGGAGCTTTTCATACGTCTCCTGGATGTTCTTGCGCGCGTCGGCACCGAGTTTCGCGGGGTGCTGAATCACGCCGCCAGGCCGGCCATTGTTGGCGAAGAAGCGCGCGCCATATTGCTCAGCCGCCTTCGCGAGGCCGATCGACTCCTTGTTCGAGCGGATCGGATTCAATCCAGCGAAGCCGTCGAGCTCGAGGCCTCGCAGGTGAAGGATGAAGGCGCCCGGGAGCGCGACCTCCGATCCATCGTTCATCCGGTAGTGGTAGATCACCTGGTCGGGATCTAGGCCCGTAATCCGGACGCGGTCCGGACGCCACGGCCACAAGCCGACGACCTGGCCGCGCCCGTTGATCTCGATTTCGGCATAGGCGTTTCCCCAGAGCAGAAGCCACGCCTGCATCGCCCGTTTGAAGCGGTACGCGCTCATAAACGGGTTCGCCTGGTAGCGGAAAAGCGGCCACAGATAGTGGTCTGTCGCACGCGCTTTCCCGACCTGGAGACGCCGGTATGTGTTCAAGTGAGTGCGGGCGACAGCGCCAGAGATCAAGGTCACGCACCGCCACACGGCAGCAAGATTCACCGCGTTAAGCTCGGTCACCGAAACACCTGAGTTCGGACGCTCGACCTCAAACACCGCGTCCCACGGCGTGTGCGGGTTTTCGAGGCTCCCCTCGGCGGTCAGAGCGTTCGGATCGCCACCATCGCGCGTCGCGGGCCAGTCAAAGCGCCCAAGCGTCGTGAGGCCGGCATTTCCCAGCCCGCGCGCGGCGGGTGGGACGCGATCGAGACCGAGAATCGAGGTCATGTGGTGACGATGCCGCGGGTGTCGTAGACCGAACCGTTTTCAAACATGCCGCGCGAGAGCGCAAGAATCAGCGCAACGATTCCGTCGATGCGCTTGGAGTCAGTGAGACGCTTCGGCTTCGCGGGCATTTGCTCGTCGTTATCGTTTGAGCGGACGCGCGTGCAGAGCGCGTTCCACCGCAGCACCGGGTGGCCGTTGTGCCGAAGCTTCCCCTGGAGCGCCAGCTCCATCAGGTGTTTGGTCGGCAGCGACAGATGCGTGTAGCGCGCCGGTACCGGAACGCAGGTAATTCCGAACTGGTCGTCGGCTTCGATCGCAAACTGGTTCGCGTGAGCGGGATCGAACGCGAGCT